GAAAAACACCTGATTTTGCAGGTTGGGGGATTGACCAAAATAAATATAATGAATTAGTTGCTGGCTTTACTAAAAGAGCTAAGAATGCATCTCCAGAAAAAATTAACTTAAGAGCAATAATAGCATTAGTAGGAGACAAAATTAATAATGCTTACGATGATATTGAAGTAGATATAAAAGGATCAGTATCAGGTGCATTATTCTGTAGTATTCAACAATATGATTCAAATAAAACTCCACTTCCTAAATATGTGCAAGCAGATATTAATATAGGTAATTTAGATTGGCTTACATTTAGTTATTATTCTAATACTTATGCTGGTAATGTAAAAGGTCTTCACAGAACTCAATTAATGTTATCATTATTTGCGAATAAGAATTATACATTTGGACATGGAACAGGAGTAGTAGATAAAGAAACGGGAAATCAAGTTGCAAGTAATTCTCAAGAAGCAATTGATCTATTAAGTAGATTATATGGATTTAATTTAAGTAAAGACATTTTAAATGATTATTTTAAATTAGAGGAATTCCTTAAAGCAAATTTATCTCAAGAAGAATATAATGCTATTATGGATAGATATTTAAAGATATTAGATTCTACAAGGACAGATATACCTGATAATTTACAAGATTATTGGATTGCTAATCAAGCAAGATTGGGATTAAAAGGTAAATTCTTACCTGATGATTCTAAATTATTATCATATCAAACATTATCAGAATCAGGATCTATTGGCGCAGACAGAATTCCAAGTATGGCAGTTAAATCAACAGTTGATTCATTTGTTAATAAAGTTTTAAAGCCCTATCCATTATATAAAGGCTATAAAATTACCGGCTCATATAATATAATTCCAAAAGATGAAGATGGTAATGTAGTTGGCGGTCAAGAAAAGAAAGAAGGGCATGGAGATATAGATTTAGTAATTGAATTAACTGGTGATAAGGCTGACACAAAACAAATAAAAGCTGATTTTGCTACTTATTTAAAATCACTTCCTGATGATGTTATTGTTCCATTTAGAAGTGGTAGGCACGTAGGAAAGAAAACAGCAGGAACAGGAGATATAGTAATTACACAATATCCAATAGAAGGTTATCCAGATTTAACAGTTCAAATAGATAACATGATAGTTGTATCTCCAGAAGAATTAACATACAGATCTACATTCTTAGATATTCCAGGAGAGCGTCAAGCATTATTAATTGGATTAGCTAAAGCAATGTGTATTGAAGAAAATCCTTACGATATCTTTAAAAGATTGAACATTAAAAATATACCGAAACTAGAAGATAATCAAGAATTTGAATTTGTTCTATCTCCAAAAGGATTGACATTAAGAGTCGTTACTTTGGATGGTTTTAAAGAGCTAAACAGAACAGATATTTGGTCATCATTTAATTGGTCTGATGTAGAAAAATTATTTCAAAACTATGATATAAACGGTAGCTTTGAAGAGCTATTATATGATATAGTAAGAAAAGTTAAGAATGCTAGATCTAAAAATAGAATCAAAGGAACGTTTAAATCTATGTTAGTAATTAATTCTGGCGAAGCAGGAACTCCAAAAGGAAACGCAAAATTAAGAGCGTTAGATAAAGTAGCGGATGTACTATAAAAGCATATAAATATCATTTAATCAATAATTATATAAAAGGTTATGGCAAAGAAATTACAAAATATACGTGCTATCCGACAAATGTTGGACGGTAGTCACCGAACTCAAAATAAAACATCTGTAGGTTATGAAGCTACTAAAGAAACACATGAAGTGGGAGATGTTTGGGTTGACGGTAATGGTGTAGAATGGGAACAATTTAAAGGATTTAAAAGTAACACCACTAAAGCATTAGATGCTATTAGAGCTGCTTTAAAAGAATTAAGAATGCCTGATGTCTGCCCTAAATGTTCTAACGAAATAAAAGACAATAAGTACAACAAAAAAATGTGGAGTGTCCATAAGATGTGCTTTGATTGTGTAATTGATATGGAACATGAACATAGATTAAATGGTACGTTTGATGAATATGCTAAAAATCTAATGAAACCAAATATCCAATCTTGGTTAAAGGATGCTAAATCAGAAATGAAAGCAATTCAAGAAATGATGACAAAAGCAGAATTCGTTAATTCAGATGGAACTATTGAAACATGGGAATCACCTTGGCAAGGTAAAGAAGAAGAATTAAATAAATTAATGGAAGAGGACTTTCAAAAGATAAGTGCTCAATTATTAGGAGAAGAACAAAATGAAATATCGAATATTAATTAATACTATTTATTTATTTGTTTTTGTGATTATTTTCTTTTATATTAAGAATTACATCACAGATTTAAATGCAAATGTAAAGGTATTACAAAACGAAATCGAAGAACGAGTAATACAAAATGATAGCATATCTAAAAAATTAGATAGCATCGCAATTAAAAAAGTCGAAGTAATTAACAACATACAAAACAGATCTACTATTATTAATAATTTGCAGGAAGAACTAAATAATACTCCTACATTTGATACTAGTATATCTAATGCTATTATATTCTTAAATGAGTTTGGCAGTAAAAAACTATAAACAATGAAACAGTTATTAATTTTAATATTTCTTTTATTCGCAACAATAACAAGAGCATATACGCAACCCATAGATACATGTTTTTCTAGAAAGAAAATACTTAACATCTATAATAATATTGTAGTATTAGAACACAGAGATTCTATTAATACTATATTAATTAAAGAATTTAATTCAGTAGTTATTGATTATAAGAGTGTAATGAAAATGGATAGTACAACTATCGCAGGTCAAAAAATTCAAATCAATAATCTAGAGGAGAACTCTAAAACCTGGAAGAAATTATATGATACAGTAAATCCAAAGTGGTATCAAAAACCTCCTTTTATGTTTGCAACCGGAATTATAACTACATTATTATTATTTAAGTTATTCTAATATGGCAGACGTAAATGATTATCAAAGTAAAGTCCAAGGAACGCAGAATGTAAAGGATTTAATTAAAGAAGAATATAGGAAATGTGCTTTAGATCCTGTATACTTTATGAGAAAGTATTGTGTTATTCAACATCCCGTAAAAGGGAAAATGCTTTTTGATTTATATCCATTCCAAGAACAATGCTTATATGATTTTAGGGATAATGATAGAAATATCATTTTAAAGTCCAGACAATTAGGTATATCAACATTATCAGCAGGATATATTTTATGGTTAATGGTTTTTCATGAAGATAAGAACTGCTTAGCCATTGCAACAAGACAAGAAGTAGCAAGAAACTTAGTTACCAAAGTAAGGGTAATGTATGATGGATTACCGACTTGGATAAAGCAAAATGCTCAATCTACAGAAGACAATAAATTATCATTAAGATTATCTAATGGGTCTCAAGTAAAAGCTTCTTCTACATCAGTAAGTGCAGGACGTTCTGAAGCAGTTTCATTATTAGTAATTGATGAAGCAGCATTTATTGAATCCAATACTATCGAAGAACTTTGGGGTGGTTTGCAACAAACTATGGCTACAGGTGGTAAATGTATTATGTTATCTACACCGAATGGTATGGGTAACTTTTTTCATCGTATGTGGCAAAAGGCCGAATCTGGACAAAATAACTTTCATACTATTAAATTACATTGGACAGTACATCCAGATAGACATCAAGCTTGGAGAGATGCTCAATCCGCAGAATTAGGAGAAAAATTAGCAGCTCAAGAATGCGATTGCGATTTCACGACATCCGGTAATACAGTAATTGATCCTTTAATTTTAAAGTCTTATTGGGAAGATACAGAAATGTGTTGCGACCCAATGGAAAAAAGAGGATATGATGGAAATTTATGGGTTTGGAAAGTCCCTGATTATACCAGATCATATATGGTGGTTGCAGACGTTTCAAGGGGCGATGCTTCAGATTTCTCCGCCTTCCATATAATAGATATAGAGACGGTAGAACAAGTCGCAGAATATAAAGGGAAATTAGATCCTAGAGATTTTGGAAATATGCTTGTTGGGATAGCGACGGAATATAATGATGCTTTACTAGTAATTGAAAATGCTAATATAGGATGGGCAGCAATTCAACCCGCAATTGATAGAGGATATGCTAATTTATTTTATAGTAGCGCTGATTTAGCAGTTATAGATGTTCAACAACAAATAACAAGCGGTTATGATTTAGCGACTAAATCTAAAATGACTCCTGGATTTTCTCAAACAACAAGAAATCGTCCTTTAATTATATCTAAGTTAGTTGAGTATATGAGAGATAAGACTCCTATTATACACAGTAAAAGAACGATTGCTGAATTACAGAATTTTATTTGGCATGGTTCAAGACCAGAAGCGCAATATGGTTATAATGATGATTTGGTTATTTCTTTTTGTATAGCTCTTTGGGTGCGCGATACGGCATTAAGATTAAGACAGCAGGGTTTAGACCTTCACAGAAAAACCGTAGGACTGATAGGAAAGTCAGCTCCGGTATATAGCAGATTATCAAATGATGCCCAAACGAATCAATGGAATATGAAGGTTGGCGGTAAAAATGAAGATATAAGTTGGTTACTATAAAAACCAGGTAATCTTCCAATAAACATATAATTATAATAAAGATATATAATGTCATTAATAGATAAATCACTTTCAGCAAGATTAGGTAGGCTGTTTTCAAATAACGTTATTGTACGAAGAGTAGGTAGCGGAAAAGGAATAAAAGTAATAGATACTGATAGATTACAATCTGCAGGTAACCTTGAACAATCTAAATATGTAGATAGATTTACTAGACTACATGGAATAAAACCAAGTATATCTACTTATAACAATAACTATAACTATCAAAGTTCTAGAACAGAGCTTTATACCGATTACGAAATAATGGATATGGATTCTATTATTTCAGCAGCATTAGATATTTATTCTGATGAATCGACACGTAAAAATGAATATGATGAAATACTAACTATAAAAAGTTCGGATGAGACTATTAAAAAGGTTTTAGAGAATTTATTCTACGATATTTTAAATGTAGAGTTTAATTTATGGCCGTGGATTAGAAGTATGAATAAATATGGTGATATGTATTTATATTTAGATATTAGAGAAGAAATTGGTATTGTAAATGTAACTCCATTATCAGCATATGAAGTAATTAGAGAAGAAGGTACAGATCCAAATAATCCTTATCACGTTCAATTCTCTGTTATGGGCAATAATAAAATTAAGTATAAGAATTACGAGATTGCACATTTCCGTTTATTAACAGATTCAAACTTTTTACCTTACGGTAAATCAATGTTAGAGCCCGCTCGTAAAGTTTGGAAACAGCTTACGATGATGGAAGATGCGATGTTAATTCATCGTGTAGTGAGAGCGCCTGAAAGACGTATTTTTAAAATTGACGTTGGAAATATTCCTACTAGTGAGGTTGATAACTATATGCAGCAAATCATGAATAAAATGAAGAAGCAACCATATATCGATCAACAAACAGGTGATTATGATTTAAAATTCAATTTAATGAATATGCTAGAGGATTTTTATCTTCCGGTAAGAGGAAATCAATCAGGTACTGAAATTGATACTTTATCAGGTATGGAATTTACCGGTATAGAAGATATTGAATATTTAAAGAATAGAATGTTAGCAGGATTAAAGATTCCTAAAGCATTTTTAACTTTTGATGAGGGTATATCAGGTAAAGCTTTATTAGCTGCTGAAGACGTTCGTTTTGCTAGAACAGTAGAAAGATTTCAAAGAATCGTTGTTTCAGAGCTTACTAAAATAGCAGTTATTCATTTATTCTCTCAAGGATATAAAGATGAAGATTTAGTTAATTTTGAAATAGCATTAACTACTCCATCAATCGTTTACGAGCAAGAATTACTTGCATTATGGAAAGAAAA